AAGGCTCAAGATCTTCTTACTCTTGCGCTCGACGTATCTCAAGCAACTGGAAAAGACTTGGAAGGCGTTGCTAACGCTCTCGGTAAGGCTTACGACGGAAATAATGCCTCACTCGGTAAATTAGGTATTGGTCTATCCGCCGCCGAATTGAAGGCGATGAGTTTCACAGAGGTTCAAGGCAAACTCTCAGACTTATTCGGTGGGGCTTCTGCCGCTAATGCAAAGACATTCGCTGGACGAATGGAAATTCTCAAGGTCACATTCGACGAAGCGAAGGAATCAGTCGGAGCGAAACTTCTGCCAATTATTCAAGATCTAGTTCAATTCGTAATCGACAAAGTTATTCCGGCACTTGGAAGATTCGCGGACTATTTCAAACCGATAACAAAAGCAATCGAAGATAATAAAGAATCTTTTATGTCATTCTTTGAATTGATTAAACGATTCTTGCCTCCAGTTATGGACGTTATGATGAACGGTTTAAGAATTCTTGCTCAAGTTGCCGGCGGAGTTATCAACGTTATCGCTTCCGTTCTTGACATGATTAATCCAATGATTTCGGCGGCAGTCGGTGGAATAAACACACTTATTCGCGCCTATAACACAATCCCATTCTTGCCTAACGTTTCACAGATTTCAGCTCCTTCAATTACGGTTCCAAAAGTAAGCGTCCCAAACGTTGCAGGATCTACAACATCAATTCCAAGCATGAGTGCAAGCGGCTCAACTTCTGGAGGCGGCTCAACTTCTGGAGGCGCAGCTAGTGCGACAAGTGACACACCGCAGTTCTTCAATCCTTCGGCTAATTTCGTCCCGTCATTCGGTAAGTCTTCATCTATTGCACTTATGGAGGCAGGGCAATTCCAACGCGAATCTTCAATAGTCAATAACATCACGGTCAATGGTGCAATCGACGCCGAAGGAACCGCGCGACAAATAGCCGAAGTCATGAATAATGGATATTATCGAGGCACAGGTGGCGCGTCTCAGTTCGTCGGTATTAAGTGACGCAATGGAGTCCAGTCTGGGACATCTCGATAAATGGCGTCAGTTATACGACGGTTACGCTTGCGAACCTTTCAATCACTTCTGGACGCTCGAACATCTATATTCAAGCACAAGCCGGCTATGCAACGATAAATCTAATCAACCTCACGGGAACGGCAATAGTTCCGACGATTAATGACACTCTCTCAATTCAAGTCAAAGACACATCTGCAACGTATGTCCCGATATTCGGTGGATCTATCGTGGACGTCGGTGTCGTCGTTTCCCAAGTCGGCTCGACAGGAATAGCCCAGACAATAACTATCACGGCTCTGGGAGCCCTTGCAAGGCTTCAAAAGGCACTCACAAACGGCGTTCTAACTCAGGACTTTGACGGTGATCAAATTGAGACAATTCTTCGCCAAGTCTTATTTGCTCAATGGCAACAGGTTCCGGCGGCTCTAACGTGGGCAACTTATGATCCGACTACAACATGGGCGAATGCAGGAAATACAGGACTTGGCGAAATAGATACTCCAGGAAACTACGAACTAGCGCAACGCTCTTCCAGTCGTACCGAAGTTTATTCACTCGTTGCAGCACTTGCAAGTAGCGGTCTAGGTTATCTTTACGAAAATTCCGCCGGACAGATTTCCTACGCCGATTCGACTCACCGAACTAATTATCTCGCTACAAACGGTTACACCGATCTCGACGCGAATCAGGCACTCGGTCAAGGAATCAAGATCCAAACACGCGCCGGAGATATTCGAAACGACGTGACAATCAAATACGGGACTTCTTCCGCAAGCGAAGTCAGCGACCGCGACGAGGCTTCAATCGGGCTCTATGGCGAACTGGCTCAAATTATTACAACGACAATTAAACACAAGGCAGACGCCGAAGATCAAGCAGCGTTCTATCTATCTCTTCGTGCTTATCCCGAACCTATCTTTGAATCTATAACTTTCGCTCTTACAAATCCCGAACTCGATAATTCCGATCGTAACGCTCTTATCGGTGCATTCATGGGGCAACCGATTAACCTTACAAATCTTCCGCTCAATATGTCGTCAGGAAACTTTCAAGGCTTCATAGAGGGCTGGAGATTCTCAGCCTCTTACAATGAACTCGCAATCACTCTTCTACTCTCACCGCTTGCGTTCTCGTTACAAGCGATGAGATGGAATGACGTTCCAATCGTTGAAACGTGGTCGAGCGTGTCGCCGACTCTAGACTGGCAAAATGCGACAATCGTGTCATGATTGAAAGGAAAATAAATGGCTAATCCAACCACCAACTATGGCTTTGTTTTGCCGACGTCTACAGATTTGGTCACTGATTTACCAGCTGACTTTGACGTGGCATTGCAGGGCGTTGACACACGATTGAAGGCTTTACAGCCCGGCACAACACTTGGCGATCTTGCTTATTCATCAGCTACTGCAAATACAAACACTCGATTGGCTCTTGGCGCGGCAGGACAAGTACTTAGAGTTAATAGCGGCGCAACAGCACCAGAATGGGCTGCGCCATCAGCTGGAAAATTAATTCAGGTTGTTTCAGTAACAAAATCAGACTCATTTACGGCAGCAGCTGGAGCTGGTAACTGGTCTGACGTTACAGGACTTTCAGCCAGTATTACTCCCACTTTAAGTACGAGCAAAATTCTAGTTCTTTACAATGTAAGCGCGTCTCAGCAAGTTGGTTTTAACACGTGTCACGCACAATTGCTTAGAGGCTCAACAGCTATCAACATAGGTGACACAGCTGGAAGCCGCGTGCGTAGCACCTCTGATCCGATAAGCGCAGCGAGCGCACTAGTCGGAACAACTATTGCCGGTACTTTTCTTGACTCTCCAGCAACGACTTCATCTACAACATACAAATTTCAAGTCATGGCAAATGGTGGAACGGTCTACGTCAACCGAAGCCAAACTGACACAGATGGCGTTGACTATGCAAGAACAGTTTCAACAATTACACTCATGGAAATAGGTGCATAATGGATTTAACGCTAATTCTAAACACTAAATACAAAGGTTCATATTGGACTCTTGACGGAGATGATTATTCGGGTCTTACATGGTTGTCAGACTCTCCAAAGCCAACAAAAAAAACACTTGAGGATTTATGGCCAGCCGTAGTTTTGGAAGTAAAAGCTGAGGCTCAAGCAAAAATTGACAAAAAGAATGAGTTGTTAACTCGCCTAGGTATTACAGCCGACGAAGCGGCATTGCTAATTTCATGACTTATCCGCAAGGCACTCTTCATCGCGTTATTGAAATCGCTCTGGGCGAAGTCGGAACCGTTGAACAAGGCGACAACCTAACAAAATACGGAAAAGCCTTTAATGTCGATGGTCTGCCATGGTGCGGTTCATTCTGTAATTGGGTCTATAAAGAAGCCGGAGTGAAGATTCCATCGGTTATCTCAACGGCGGCAGGGGCTCACGCGTTTAAGAATCTTGCTAAATTTCGAGAAGCGCCTCAAGTCGGAGATCTTGCATTCATGGACTTTCCTCACGATGGCGTAGATCGTATTTCGCACATCGGAATTGTGGTCAAAGTTGCGTCGGATTCGATTACTACAATCGAAGGAAATACGTCAGGGACAGGCGACCAACGTAACGGCGGAATGGTAATGATCAAGACTCGCGCACTTGGTACAGGGTCACCGGTTGTCGGTTTTGGTCGTTGCCGTTTCGCACCTTTCGAAGGTGACCTTCCGGTCATCGTCGAAGAAGTAAAAACACCTATAAAGAAAAAAATAGGAAGGCTAAAAAAATGAAGGAAGCAAAAGCACTCGGAGCCTCTTGGGCTCGCTCTTTCCTAGCGGCGGCAGTTGCATTAATCGCCATCGGTGAGACAGATCCAAAAGCAATCTTTACGGCAGGAATGGCGGCGGTTCTTCCGGTCATTCTTCGATATCTCAATCCTAAAGACGTCGCCTTCGGTGTCTCTGGAAAGTGATTCGGTTCGCACGGGCGGCAACGCTTCTCATAGGGCTATGCGTTGCGTTGTCGTCTTGCGGTTATCAAGGATCCATACGTTATGAATGTCAAGAATTTCAAAATTGGAAAAAGCCGGAATGCAATCCTCCGGAATGCGAAGTCGCCGGAGTCTGCTCTAAGGATCTTGTGGGAAAGAAAATCTATGAATCGCAACCGTAAATTATTATCTCCGGAAGATATACACGCGCGCCTTATTCTTGCCATCGGCTTATCTCTGGCAACGGTATTCGTCATCACTACCGTAGGCATTACTTACGCACTTATATTCGTGACTCAACCGGTCGTCAATCAAGCACCTAATGACGCCGCGTTTATCGACGTTCTCAAAATGATAGTTACATTCTTAGCCGGATCTCTCGGTGGCGTACTAGCCGGTAACGGGCTCAAATCTAAGACGAAGCCGATAGACACGCCGACGGATACGCCTAAAGGTTGAAAATGTCGGCTCTCGATGAGACTCTTTTCTCGGGAGCAACGACAAGGCTCCCACGGGAGCATAAAAATGTACGAAGAAATAGGTTATTGGTTAAGTCTGGCAGTTCTTGGAATTCTTGGGATTTCATGGGGCTACTCAAGAGGCTGGAAAGATGGACATTCCGAGGGCTACGTTCGCGGACGTGCTATCGCAAGCGCATTCAAGGAGATTAAGAAATGAGTAATTTCCTAGAAGGATACGAGGACGTAAATGCTCGAATTACAAGAATCCACGCCGAATTTCCGTCATGTCGAATCATCACGCATATTGAGGATATCGACGTCGTTAAAGGTTACGTACTCGTCAAGGCAGAATTCTTCAAAGAGTTCGAGGATCACGTTCCATCATTCACAGATTACGCGCTGGAAATGCGGTCAGATCGTGGAGTCAATCTGCACTTCTGGGTCGAGAACGGAATCACTTCGGCAATCGGACGAGTCATTGGACTAGCCTCACCGTCGAAGGATCCGAAAACTGCCGCACGTCCAACACGTCAAGACATGGAAAAGGTTGAACGCCTATCCACTTCGGACGTTTCAGAATTAAAGAAGAGCGACGCTTGGACTTCGATTCCATCGTGGGACACTAAAGAAGCCGCCGAAGCTGCCGGAATGCCAACACTCGGAACGGCAATCGACACCATCAAAGATTCCTTAGGTGGAGCAATTATTGACGATCCATATTCATGCAAGCACGGAGCGCGCAATTTCAGATCCGGAGTATCTAAGAAAACCGATAAGCCATACGGTGGCTGGTACTGCCCGAATGGCATAGTTTCGCACCAATGCGAAGTTGTCTGGGGCGTTCTTGGATCCGATGGTAATTGGGCGGTGAAGAAATGAGCGAATTCGTAGAAATAATAAATCCGCGCACGATGACCGCGAAACTCTTACTCGATGGACAAGTTACTGCCGAGTAAGAGTTTCGCGGT